ACGTCCATAACGGAATAGGTAGAATCTTGTTTCTCCGCTATTATGTCTTTAAATTGGTATTTTTTCATAGCTTAAATAAATTATTCGTAATTCAAAGTTATACTATTTTTTTTTATCGTAACGCCTCGGCAATTAGATCCTTTATTTGTCTTCCGGTTGTATCGTTAAATATATTCCAAATCCTACCGACGTCTCCTAGCGGGGGATTATTTTCTAGCTTTAGTAATTTACCCGAAGCGTCTCTTTGTGCCTCATAGCCTAAAGTACAACGGCAATTACAAACGTTTCCGGCGTGCGCGCTAGAGTCGCAAGGGTGCAACATTAAGTCGATATATTTAGTTCCTTTAACTGTAAAAGTCGCGTCTATTGGAACTTGAACTCCGTCTAGGCTTAAGTGATCCGTTTGATCCCTTGGAATCCTACGAGTCCTAGAGTCTTGGGTAGAAATCCACTCTTTAACGGTAACTAATCCGGTAGAAACTGCGCCTACTACCGATCCTATATTAGCCGCTCTTCCCGTTTCGGTCCTTGCAATTAACTCGGCTCTAAAATTAGTTATCCCGCTAGTTTTTAGTAGCGCGATAGATTGTTGAGTCGTTAAGTTTTGTTCTTGGGCTTGAATAAGAAAGTTTCTTATTTGTTCTTTGGTAGTGTCAGTTATTCCCTCGGCTAAGTCTTCTAGTCCTTTGGTTTCTAGATAAGCTAGAATAGTATAGGCCCATAGATCCACTAATTCCGACTTAGTCTCTAACGGACCATTAAAGGATTTAACTCCTTTTTTAACGTCTTTATAAGCGATTCCCGCCATTTTAGTACCAAGCGCAGTATGTAGCTTTTGAATAGTCTTTTTAATTGCTTTACTACTAATAGCGTTATAATCTTGCGTCTTACAGTAGGTATCTACTTGTCTTTGTAACTCCTTTTTGAATGTAGGAGAATACTGTTTTAAAGCGTTCCAATAAAGTTTTTTATAGTCTTGCCAAATCATTTAGGCGTCTATTTTTTCTAGTATTTTACCGGCCGCCTCAAAGATAGCCGTCTCTTTATTTTGTCCCGCTCTTTGTCTAATAGCAATAAGTCCCGCTCTATCTACTGTTTTAAAGTCGCTAGTAAATAAATAAGTCCAATGTCCTTTAAGGCTAGGATCTACGTTACTGTCTATTCCTAGGTGCCATTTGCCATAAGCGGCCATACCTTCGGCCTCAATAAATGCGTTTTCGTCTGCGGGCGTTGGGCGGCTCCAAGAATTAGGCTTCTTGAATTTGCCGTCTTCAATTAAGCCCATAGCGTAAGTAACTCCGGCTTTATTAATTCCGGTTGTCTTTTTTATTTCTTGCTTTAACTCGTCTAAAGAGTTTAACAAATTATCAAAGTTTTTAGTTTCCATTATTTGAAAGTTAAAGAGTTTGATCGTTAGGAAGTGTTAAGGGTTGGAATTGATCCGTAGGTTGTAAACTACTAGGAATATATAATTTCTCCATTTCCTCATTAGGAACGTAACTAGGAGTCTTTATACCCATTATTTCATTTTTCTGCGCCGGCGGAATCCACCACGCTTTATCTAACCAATTTACTTGCTCGGACTTATTAGACTCTAATTCTTGGTATACTTTGATATCGTAATCGACGTAAATGTCCGTCCCTTTATAACCCCAATCCGTGTGCAATTTACGGTTAAGATTGTCTCTTAATGAATCTAATAAAGGAATAGCGCAACGAAGAGTTAACGCTTTCTCGCCTTCTAGTTGGTTATTGTATGTCTTATTATCCGAATCGTTTAATAACTGCGAAGGAACTCCGTAGATATTGCAAAGGGCTTTCATATCCCACTTTTCGGACTCTATAATATTTAACTCTACCGGACTTAATCCAATTTGTTTCCAATCTACCTCGTATGCAGAAACCGCAATAGAGTTAAAGTTTTCAGCGCCTCCCTTTTGTGCTATTGAAGTCTTTAACGCTTGGGCTTGTTGGCCCCCGCTAGCCGGATCGAATCTTTGATCCTTCATAAATAAAACTCCCGCCGGTCCTCCATTTTGGAACGCAGAAACCGCCGCAGTCTTTGCCTCGTTGGATCTAGTTAAAGTTCTAGAAGCCGCCAATAAAGGAGACTGTCCGTAAAGTTGGTTACCGGTTACGGTCCAAGAAGGATTAAAGTACTTATCGTGTAATATTTCTTTAGCGTCAAAGGACCACATTTTACCGTAGTAAAGTTGGTAGCCTAATCTAACGGGAGGGAAAACTTCTATATCTGCTATGATAGCCATATATTGAGCGGGAAGAGCAAATAACTCGTAAGGCTTACTTTGATTGTTTCCGCTTTCTATTAGCTTGGCGTATAAAAAAGTATTACCTATCATTAACTTAAATCCGCAATATTGCTCTACTAGATCCGCGAAAGTATCTTCCTCGTTAGGGTATTTTAGTAACTCGTTAAGACGTGCGTCTCCGGTATACATTTCGTACGCTTTTTTATGTAGGTCCGCTACTTCTTGCCAATTAGTAATCTTATCCGGTTGTTTCATTAACGCCTTATAACGCTTAGACGAAACTTCGTCTACTACTCTATAAACGTGGAACGGCGCTAGCTTTGCTTTGTCCGTTATTAGTTTAATGATCGAGTAAACTATGTCGTTAGCTTGATAGCCGTCTCTAACAAAGGCTTGTTGGTTTCCTCCTTGCCAAGTAACGATACCTCTTTGGATCGCTATTTGTTGCGCAGTATTAAAATTTGGAGGTAGAACTGTGTCTAGTGTCTTCTTATTCGTGAATATATCAAATAACCCCATAATAGAATATTTATTCAAAGTTAACAAATTTTAATTACCAAACGCCGACGACGAACTTCGGCTTAAACTCAAACCACATTCTCATAGCTAGCATATCCGAGAAATCCGGAGACCTACCTATTTTTTCTTTAACCTTATCTTTTGGGATAATCCCTTTTTTAGCGTCGTTATCTACGGACTTTTGCTTTACTTGTTCTAACTCTTCTACTATCATTTGCTTAAAGTTAGTAGGGCAATCTATAAATATTTCGTCGCTATTAATCTTCTCGGCTAACTTAAAATAACATTGGCTTTTTAAGTTGTCGAAATTATCCTTTGTTCGGCTTATTGGGTTTTCTAGAGGAGAACTATTATTTACAAATCCTTTGCAAGCTAATATATCGACCGCCCCCCCGCCTACGCCGTCTTCGTCCAAAAGTACGTTAGAAATAGGGACCGAGTTCTCGGCCATTAATTGTCTAACGATCTGCGATACTTCTACTATCGACTTTTTAGAATATCTATAAACCTTAACCCTATACCCACTCCATACGCCAATAACGGTGCTATCGTTGCCGAAACGAGCAACGTCGCAAGTAATATAAGGGCTACCACTAGCGATAAAAGTGTTACTAAAACTATTAATAATCTTGTCATAGTCTATAAGGCTTGAAGGATCGGATAAGTATTCCCAATTCCCGAATAGTAAACGCTCCTTACTCTCTTTGTCTAAAGTTAATAAGTTTTGTTTATAGTGTTTAGAAATAAAGGGATTATCGTCTACTAAAGATTGAATAAACTTTTTATTTGGTTCTAGTTCGTTGTCTCGGTCCGGCTTATAGAACTCCGAGTAGGTCCAATTCTTAGCGGGGTTACAAGTGTATAACTGTTTCGGGATTAAGTTGTAATCGTCTAGCCTAAAACGAATTCTAGACTTAACGATATTCTTTGCCTTATCGGTTACTTGATTAGCCTCGTCTATAAATGAATCGGTAATTTCTAACGATCCTAATTCGTCAAAGTTTGGATCGCTAGGGTATTGGAATAAATCCTTTAGTAAGATTACGGAACCATTAAAGAACTCTATTTGATTTGATTGTCCGTTATACCTATAATGCTGACCGGCTAGTAAACCTTGTATTTTAGCTACTTGAAAAAAGGAAACTAAGGTAGTTTCTTTAAGTGTCTTTAGTACCGCTCGACCTATAAGGCCTCTAGTCTCCGGATATTTTAATCTGCGTTTAATTTGGAAATAACACCCAAGCGCAGTCTTGCCGCCTCCGGCTCCTCCGCCGAATAGTACTTCGTTTGTTATGTCGTCCTCTAAATAGTCTAAAGCGATTGTTTGCTTTACTGTTAGCTTCATATTAGGATTATAAGGAACCCGTTTTAGTTTCGTAAGTCTTCTCTTCGTTCCAAGTTACTTGCATATTTCCGCTATGCTCTATTTCTTGTTTCTCTACAAATCCTCTCTTCTTACCTTTTGTCTTTAGATAAAAGATAGTAGACGAAACTTCGCCTTCCTCAATTTGTTTATGTAGTTTACTTTCTACAAAGTCTAAGGCTATATCTGCTATGCTTTCTACTGACTCTTTATAAGTCTCGTCTTCTCTTAGCCAACGATAGTGAGTTTCTCTAGATATTCCTACCATTCGGCAAGCCGTAGTAACTATTCCTAGAGACTTTTCTAGGGCTTCTATCATATTCTTTTTTAATATGTCATTATTTGTCATAGCGCAAAGTTAAAGATTAAACCCGCAGTTCGGGCAAGTTATCGGTTCCTTAACGTTTGTTTCGTCTTTTGGTTCCGGTACTTCTTTGTCAAAGGTAGGTAAATCTACTCCCCATTCTACGAGGGCAGAAACGGACCATTCATTCGCTAGAGTGTCCCAATCCCACTCGCCGAAGGCTAGGTTATCTTTGATAATAAACTCTTCCTTTTGTTCTTTGGTAAAGTTCATTACTTGCTTAACGGGAACGTCTAAAAGGCCCGCTTCTATGCAAGCCCTTAGACGCATATTCCCGCCGAGAACTATATTATTCTCGTCGATTACTAGGGGACGTAATTCTAGCATTTGGGGGAAGGATCTAATAGACTCTACTAGTTGCTTAAACTTATCGTCCTTTATGTAACGGGGATTAGACGGGTTAGGTCGTATTTCGTTTATATTCATAATAATTTTATTTGCCTTGGCCTTTATAGGCTTTAGTCGGTTTGTCTTTAGGTCCTTTAGTTTTTCTAGCCTTGCCGCCTTTTCTTTGGCCGAAGGTTACTTTACCGGAGTTACTTAGTTTCGCCATTTTTATATTTATTTATTATTTCGTACAGTTCGGGCCTCGTCCATTTCTTGACTCTATCGTTTACGGCTTCTCGTTCTAGGTTCTTTACTGCCTCTTCGCCTATTTTTCTTACTAATCCTATTCTATACATAGCTTGGTTGCCGTGTTTATACATATTGCAAGACGCGCATTGAATATTAACGTTTAGTTCGTTGTATCTAAGCGAAGAGAATCCTTTAACGGGGAAATAGTGTCCGGCTTGATTGGCCGAGTTAGATCCGCAAGAAATACAAGTTTCGTCTTCGTCCCTTTTACGAACATAAGCGTTAAAAACCTTTTGAGTTTGCTCTAGTACTTTTGGTAACGGCTTCAATGTCATTAACCAAATTTAGGATTTATTTTTATAAATTAACCTTTTAGCCTCGAAGAGTACGTTTACAGTTACTAAAAGTATTAAAGCTAACGGGACCGAAATAACTAAAAAATAAATCATTTGTAGAATAAAAATAACTGTCGCTTTTATCATAATTTATAATATTCTTTTAATAATTTCAATTATTACCCAACCAAACGAAAACCCAATCATAAATTCTCTAAAGTTAAATTTGTATTTCATTGGTTATAATTGATTGTTATAAAATAGCATTAAAGTATATTTCTTGCATTGATCCCTAACAAAGTCTTCGTTTTTTAATGTCTCTTCGTCTTCCTTGTTTTTTATTCTAGTACGATAGTAAGCTAGGACCTTGCTTTTTATGGCCTCGGCTTTATCTTTGTTTATGATCGTAGCGTTTAACTGTCTTTGTTTCCAAAGTATGTCGAAGGCTTTAGCATTTAGGAACCTAAAGTCCTTACTTTTTGAGTCGGCCCAAAATTCTTGATTTGACGCTAATATTTCCTCTTCCGATACTTCTCTAGGCTTTGGCTCCGGTAACTCGACTACGACGCTCCTACGGACCTTAATAGCGATTTTTTCGTAAGCGCTTAAAACTTCCCCTACAAACTTAGGAGTAAACTTAATCGCTTTGTCTACATCTAGCTTATTTAGGGCGTACATTTCAAAGGCGCAACCTAACTCTTTTAGGCAAAAACGTTTATAGTTATCTATTACAAAAGTTACCATAAACTCAAATTCTTCCGGAGTTGGTATAGTACACCCGCTAAAATGTAAGCACGTTTTTAAGTGTTCTTTTACTTCGATCCTAGAGCAACGGCCCACCGGCATAGTTTGGAGCGCGTCTATTACTTTTAATTCGTGTTTTTCTAGAGCGTTAGAGACTCTTAAGTTTGGCAAACTCACGCTCGGCGTAAGATTGTTTATAGTTGTCGGGAGTAGTTCGTTTAACGATTTCATCTAGCCAAGATTTATTATTTAAAAATGTTTCGGGATTTTTGCGGAACTGTTTGTCGGGGACTGCCTCTATGTATAAAGGTAAATAATTCATTATATCGTTACGGTCCTTATCCGATAATTTATTCCACTTACTTTTTAGCCTACTCTTATCGCCTACCTTTTTATCGTAATCATTCCAAAAGAAGTCGAAATCTATATTTATATTTTTATCTTTATTTACATTTACATTTACATTATCCATATGGGAGGTCATATGACCTATCGTATGTTGGTTAACTCCTTTAATATTATTCCTTCTAGACTGAGTAAAGGCCATTCTTTTACTTTTTTCCTCGTCTAACCGAACGTTATACCATAAACCGGTAGGATCTTGGATAAATTTGTCCTTAATGTTTTTCCATAGTTGACCGACTGTATGACCTATCATATGTTCGGTCATATGACCTCGGTTAAACTGTAACATAAGTAATTCGATATAGGCTCCCTTCTCTTCGAAGGTCATACCCATAGTTCCCCCTAAATAATCGTTAGGGTAAAATAAAAACGCGGGATCCTTTGACATAAATTAAAAGTGGCCTATCTACTCCCCCCTAGTAGGATTAGGGGTTCGTATCAAGGCCAATAAGTTTTAAATAGAGTATCCTACACTCTAAAACAAATATAAGTAATTAAATATAAACTTCGTCCGCTTTACTTGCTCGTTTTCTAAAGAATCCTTCGTAAGTAGGGTACTCCTTCATAAATAAGCGGGAGTAAAACGGCTTGGCGTTATTGTTAACCTTAAAGTCGTCTCCGTTTGCTTTTACGGGAGTTTCCCACCTAATAATATTAAAGATAAATTCTGCGGATAAGTTCTTAAATCCTCGCTCAATAGACTTAAACGTATAACGCTTAAAGTACTCGTAAATCTGCGGATTTTGTTTATGATAATCATTAAACCATTTAAAATCCTCCGTTTCTAGTTCGTCAAATAAAGTCTTCATAACGTTATTATTTTAGAAGGGTAGATCGTCTTCGCCTTCTTGTTTATTAATTGAATTACTGTATTCCTTTTTAGCTTCGGGGTTAAACTTTAACTCCTTACCGCGACCGACGTACTCTTTTTTCTTTTTTTCTGCGCGGTCCTCTTTGGATTGGTTATTCCAAACGGAGTGAGTATTATCCTTCTCGTCCTTTTCTCTTAATAGGTCGATAGCTAAGTTTCCGTAGTGTTTTACACCGTTTTTAGTTTGGACCGGAGTCCAAGCTATTTTATCGCGTTCTACATTAATTACGATCATAAAATTATTTAGTTAAAGTTAATGAATAAGTTTGTTTATAAGACTTTAGAGG